GCCTACTGCACCTAAAGCTTGTCCTACTCCTGGAATAAACATAGCAGCTGGTACTGCAACTTTTGCTACTTTTTTAACTGCGTTTTTAACTTTTTTAAACACTTTGGATAGAAATCCAAACTCGGGTAAACCTGTATTTGGGTTTATAGTTACTTCATTGTTACCTATTTGATATTCTCGAGGATTCAAACCAACATTTTGCATATCGGTTTCGACCATTTGCCTTGTTTCTGGTCTTATAACTGGTGGTACAACCATTTCACCTTTAGCTACATGAACTAACTGATTATCTTCGTTCCTGCCTAAAGCTGCTATACCTGTTAATTTTTTCTTCTCTGATGCACTAAGCATTTATAACCTCATGTTTTATGTAGTCACACTAACTGATCCTACACTTCCTGTTGCAGATAATCCTGTTAAGTAAGTGCGGTGGCTGGTTAAATCAATAAATTCAGTACCGTCAAATACTTGCAACACCTCATTAGTGGTATTGAATATTAGCGTACCTCTATTAAAACTTAGAGAATCACGTTCAGTAGTTGATAATTGTATTGTATTATCAGGGTCTACTGCTCCTAAGTTTATCTCTAAAATACGAACAAGTCTATTAAATAGTTCTACAGTAACGGTATCTCCTACTGCTATTGGAAGCTGAGTAGGTAGTAGTTTGCTCATCTTCTACCGTCTTGTTTCACATCCATACGAGTTGCCCCTAAACGCCAGCCTACTGAAAGATTACCGTCATTAGTAGCATCATCATTTGATTCAAGTCTTAATACCGCTTGTCTGCCTCTCGCTCTTATGTGCAGTTGATTGGTGTCGCTTTTAACCTCGCTAGTAGATTTAGTAGATAAAGACGATCCATTAGCATTTCTAGTCTTTAAAATTAAGTTTACTGAACAATTATTCTGGTCCTCAATAAACCGTACATCTGGTAATATTCTACGAATAAATTGAAAATTATTACCATCACCTATATCAAAATCTGAGCTTTCTATAAACACACCAGTCATAGGAGAACCATCATCATTAAATCCTACCTCGTGCTGGAACAAAAGATTGTTTGCCGTTGCTTGAGGAAATGACTCAACGCCTGAATCTAACCAAGCAGTTCTACTTAACTGGCCGTAATACCAAACTCTATCTTGATAATTGTAAATTACATATCTGTCTATTTCAGTTGAACTTGCAGAAGGATAAAACCAACCAACTTCATTTTCTTTAGTATTTGTAAAAGCGTGTATTTTAAAAGCTTGACTATCATTAATATCAGAAAAAACATAATTTAAAACATTACAAGGTAATTTTTGCACAGTACCGTTATAAATATAAAAGTTATCGTAAGACATAAAATAAATGCCTTGAGGAGCAGTCACAGCTCCTTTTGGTGATATTAAACCTGTAGACTCATTAATTAAATTTACTGCAAATGTAAACGGGGGGCCAACAAAACGCATACTATAAACTGAGGTATCAGTAAATATCACAATCTCTTGTCTAGCTTTGACAGCACCTATAATTAATGATCCTGATGAAAGCCGTAAAGATCCAGCGGTATTAGTAATTTTTGGTTCAAACTCTAGCTCATTTTCTTGATCACTAAACGCAATAAACATAGGATCTATTGTGCCTGTTCTTGCTGTACCTCCTGTATTTAAAGGATCAGCTCCTAATACTATTAGATGTCTATCTATTTCTGATGTTATAACTTGTAATCCTTTTGTAGGCACAAGGTTAGCACCTGATCTACCTGATAAAGCAACTGCTCTTGTAGACAACCCATCACTTTCTATCCACTCAAAAATACCTGCACCTCTT